ATGCTGTGTTCCACATCATCGTCATAGCAAGTGGCGTCCAGTTCTTCCCGTTCGCCCTTGGTCAGATCGCCGATTTGGGTGGCGTAGTTCAGGCACTTGGCTGTGGGGCCGGTATAGTTGGGATATACCTCAATGCCTTTGGACGCAAGACCGCGTTCCGGCTTTGTTTCGTTCATATAAAATCCTCCTTAATCTATCAGTCGATTGGTTCTTGTGTCTACCCGACGGCCGTAACGCAATGATTTGCGCAAATAACCGCTGGGGTCGTGTAAGAGCGCGTCCGAGGACGCAAATTGCCGGATCAGGCCCAGCGAGGTCAAAGCCTCGTCTACCTTTTCCGTCAATTCCAACAGGTCCGGCAAGGTCATAAACCACAGATCCACCTGATAGGCGATCACATCTACGCACGCCAGTTCCGTGCCTGTATTGGTGATCTCATAAAATGTGATCAGGTTACCTGTCGGTTTGCTCTCCGGAAATGCCATCTTAATGTCATAGGGAATGTCCGACTGTACGGATTTTAAGGTATCCCGGATCACTGCACGGTAGTTTTTCACTTGATCGCCTCCTGTATAGCGGTACCATAATGCTCTGCAATCACCGACTGCATTTCCTGCATGCCGTTATACATAAAGAGCGCCGGCAAGCGACCTTTTAGTCTGCGAAAACCGTAACCTGGTATATACGCAGTCCAAGGCTCGTGCTTGCGCACAATACCCAGCTCACTGTCCAGCGGTGTACCCTTTTCGTCACCCACAGGCCCGGTTCCGAATTCCACATAGGCCGCATACTGCATATTGGTACGGCTGCCTGCGGTCACCCGATCACCGTCACGCTCGCAAAAGGCGGCGATGGACTCCCGCAGCAGTCCGGTGTCCTCCGGGCAGTTGCTGCGCTGGCGGCCGGCCATATCCTCTGCGTCCTGCAGCATTTGCCGTTCCAAGTTGTCCAGCAGATGATCTGCGGTGCGTTGCAGCGTCTTGGCATAGGCACTCAGCTTTTCAATCTCAATGTTTGTTTCCACCGGGTGCTCTCCTCTCTGTGGCATTCGCTGTCAACAACCGATAATACAGGAACTGCTGCACGGTCTCCACCTCCAGCCAGCCAATACCCTCTACCTGTACCAGGTCGCCGGGCTGCACGCCCACAGGGTCATACAACACGGCTTGATACCCGGCAGACAGCACCCGCCCCCGCTCCTCAATAGGGGCAGAAGCAGATACCGGCTGCCAGCACAAATACAAAATGGCAGGGGTAGCACTGTATGTGTTCTGCTCAAAGTCGTAAGCACTGTCTCTGATCGTCTGTGCGGAGAAAATCCGTGATTTTACAGTCCACGACTTAGGCGTTTTTGCTTTCACCGGTGCGCACCTCCCTGTATCTGTTGTACGGCTGGAGCAGGTCGGCAATGGCTGTCTCCTGCTCCGCAGGGGTGGTATAGGTCTCGCTCATAGATACGCTGCCCTCTGTATAGGACGCACTCTTTACACCGTAATCCCGATCCTGTATAAAGCAGTTCAGGTGCACAAAAGCCAGTTTGGCCAGTGTGGTGGCCGTTACCACCGGCGGCAGCTCTTGCGTGCCCAAATAGGTCAGGCAATCGTCCTCTGCCATGTCCAAAAACAGCTGTAAATCCAGCTCTTCACCGGCGTGTGCGTACCAGGTCTCGCATATCTTGTCATATCGCCCGGCAGCGGCCCGCAGCAGCCGCAGGGCCTTACTTTTCATCTCATCAGTCAAAACATATCACCCCATAAGAAAAGGCGCCTTATTTGGCGCCCTTTTTTGTATCCTCTTTTTCTTGCAGCTGCCAACCGGCATTCAAATAAGCCGGCAGACAACTCCGATCAATGACCACTTGGGTCTTGCCCTGTACAACGGTTACCTTTTCCATTTGTACCTCCCCGGGCTTAGCCCTGCACCTTGACGATCATATTCTTGTCCAGCGTGGTCACGCCGTAC